CCCAGGAACATTACAAAATATAATGGGAAAAATACCCGGTCTGACTGGTATACTATCTGCTATAGGCGGAAATGTGAACAAAAGTGATACAGCTAGATTTGCAGTAGATGATGCAGGATATGGCACAGGAACACAAAGAGATCAGTTTGGTGTGTTTACTGGTGGTAAAACTTTATTTGGTAAAACTGCTAATTATACAGAGCGTATGAAAAATGAAATAGCAGACATAGCTAAAAACTTTGGATACAGCGAAGAAGATTTATTAGGTTTAGATCCTAATACTTTAGCAGCTTTAGGAGCAAGAAATAAATTTAGACAAACTCAAGTAATAGATTATGTTAATAAATTAAGAGCTAAAGAGATAGAAGCTGCCTATCAAGATGCAGTAAGAAAAAAAGAATTTATTGATTCAGGAAGACAACAAGAAGTTGCAGATCTTCAAGCTAGAATTGATGCAGGTGAGTTTGATTCAACATCCGATAAACCTGATAGAGATCGAGGTAGTGTTACAACAGAGTCTGCAGCTAAAACATCTAAAGTAGGTGGCGGTGGATATACTAAATCAGATTCTGCACGAGAAGACAGAAGAGGTGGCCAGTATGGATTTATGGATGGCGGTATAGTAGATATGCTGGAGATATATGATTGATTATAGGAGAAAAAGACTATAAAAAGGATAAATTATGGCAATTTCAAGAATGAATATGGAAAGACAAATGCGTAATATGGGTGGCATTATGGGTCTCGAAGACCAGAGACAAGGATATTTCTTAGGTAAATTAGTTAAAAAAATAACTAAACCAATTAAAAAAATTGTTAAGTCACCATTAGGTAAAGCTGCTTTGTTAGCTGCAGCTGGTTACGGATTAGGAGGTGGTACATTTTTTGGTAGGTCTCTGCCTTTTTTAAAAAACACGGGTGGTTTTAGTTTAGCTAATTTAGGAGCTAATCTAGGTTTTGGTAGCATAGGACCAAAAGGAAAATTTGCTTTTGATGGTATACTATCTCCTTTAATATCTAAAGACGGACAGTTTAATTTAGGTAGAGCAGCACTTACAGGTTTAGGTGCCACAGCAATCGCTGCACCATTTTTAATGGGCGGTGAAGAAGAAGAAGTTGACGAAGGTACACCATTTACAATGGCACAGCCAGACATAGAAGATATTAGAAGTCAAGCTAGAAGATATTATAGTGATCCGACAAACTCTGCATTATATTTTATGCCTCCTAAATCAGCTGTAAGAAGTTCTTTCTTTGCTGCTGATGGTGGATTAGCTGACATACCAAGAGAAGGATACAGAGAAGGTGAAATAGTTGAGGATATTAAAGAGGGTATTGAAACTTTAGCAGATGATGAAAACATGATGATGGCTGGTATGGGTAATGTTATGAAATTATTTGAAACACCTTATGGCTTTGATAGAGCTGCTTTTGAAGACATGTTGATTCAATATGAAGACAGTGGTGCAAAACAAAAAGGTATTAAATTATATGAATTTGCAACAGATTTTTTAGGTATGGTTAAAAAAGATACACCAGTAATGGATACAGATAGAGTACAAGCAGCAGAAGGTGGTCTAATGGACCTAGGTGGTATGGAAAAAGATTACAGAGAGGGTGGTTTTGTACCCATAGGGGCTAAAGAAAGAGCGGACGATGTGCCAGCTAGACTTAGCAAGAATGAATTTGTATTTACAGCAGATGCTGTAAGAAATGCAGG